TGTTGCGCCATTCTGTTTCAATTCTAGTATGCGATCAAAGCCGTTCATAATCTACTCCTAAGTAATTAAAATAGTAGTATACACTATACTTGATTTGTTGTCAATTCCGTCAAATGTTTACAAGTGCCACGGAATGTATATCCAGGGCAACTACATGTTTTTTCTTCTGTGTCAATAGAGTACACCTGACCCTTGCTACCGGACACTTTGATGATTGTACTCTTTTCTTTGACCTTCTTGAAAGGATTCGGGTTAAGTACTACAAACTTACGACCACGCTTATCAATAGTCAGTGGTGTGTTGAGATAGAGTGGCGTAGTAGAACCTTCTTTGATATACGCAAGTACCTTGGTACCATCAAGCAAGTATTTATGATTGGGCTGAACATCACCCGACCATACTGTTGTTTCTACTACTGCTTCCATTATTCTTCAACTCCGAAAATGTTCTTAATCGTTTCACCGGCATCAAACATACCATCTTCCCAACCCACTTGATAATCAGTGCTTTTGTCCCGACGCAATTCCTGTGTATCAAGAACCGTATATCGCAATTCTTCGAGACATTCCTTGACAATCAACTCGGCGAACTTTTCTCGGTCAAACACTTCAAAGGTAAGTGGATTGTAAGGTGTAGGGCCTTGAATAGAGGTAGCCTGCTCAGCAAGTTGTTTAATTCGTTCGTTCATTTACATTCCTTCACATTTAACGCCGCCGCCATTATCACCAATCACCTGCTGTGGAAATCCACGTTGACCGATAATGAATTTATAACCATCTATACAGCGTGATTCAGTCAAGCCATTAATGCCCATGCTAACATTGCTGGAACCGTTTTGAGATACAGCAAAAAAGCCAAAGACCGCTATAACAATAATAAAACCTATTGCTATAACCATCATCAATTCAATTAAAGTAAATCCGTGATTAGTTTTCATTCTTTAACTCCAAATTGGCGTGCGATTCTATATGCCACAATGCCTACCGCATTTGATTCTTTAACAAGTTTGGCATTTACCAGTTGATCATCCCAATTTTTAGCAATATTCAAACAGTCTCGCACAATCAACTCGGCAAACTTACTTGCTGTAAAATCGGAATAATCAATCCCCTCGGCACCAAAGCGAGCACCAGCCTTGTGTAGAAGGCTATCTATTAGTTGTTGATTCATCATTCAACTCCAAAATCGCTTAGTTAAAACAATATTATACACAAAAAGAAGGGGCCTGTCAAGGCCCCTGTGTTGTTTATCGACGATTACTTACCAATGTTCATCAGGGTCTTTGTATCGCCGCCCAACATTGTGCTAGGCAATGCACCGTTCCACTTTTCAATCCACTGCAACTTGACATAGTTCTCACCACCGTTGCTTTGGATAGCAGCGGCTTGGATCGCGATGGCCTTGGCTTCACCATCTGCTTGTGCGATACGACTTGCAGCCTCAACTTTGATACGCTCCAGGTCTTGTTGAGCCTTGGCAGTTTGTTGCACAGAGATCACCTTGGCTTCGATGGCCTTTTGATATTCAGGACTGAATCCAAAATTCACCAAACTAATATTGCTCACCGTGATGTTGAACGGAGCCATCTTTTCCACCAAGTGCTGTAGAATTTCTGCACTGACCAAATCACGTTTGGTAACCAATTCTTCACTGGTGTAGTGACCAGTCACACTCTTGAACGCTTCGTTGATGCCAGGGCCAAGAACCTTTTCATCCACATTGAGACCGAACTCTTTATAGATATGTGGTACTTTGAGTGGATCTAGACGATAGTTAACCACGATGTCAGTATGCACAACCTGCAGGTCTTTGGTACCTGCATTGGCACCTTTTAGTTCCGCCTTCTGTAGACGAACATCCACATCCTTGATTGAACTGATTGGATTCACAAAGTGAACACCTTCAGTCAAGGGCAAGGGATTGACTTCACCAAGTGTAACCTGTACACCAGTGTGTCCTGCACTGATCACAGTAAATGCTGAAACTCCAATTGATATGAGAATAATTGCTAGACCTGTAAGTACGCCCAACGCAATCTTTTTGAATTCTGACATAAAAATAATAGCACCTGCTACTAGCAAACCTACGATGACACCCACAAGAATTGTGAACATGATATTCCTTTGTTAAAAATTAAATTATACACAAAAAGAAAGGGCCCGTCAAGGCCCTTTGGTTGTTTTGATAATAAGGTAAGTCCTACCTCACCAAAGCCTAAGCGGCGATGGAATATAACTCGTCGTTTGCAGTTATGAAATTTGCTTGATTAACGGTCATCGCCTACCGTGTTGCCGTCGCCACTATCTAGCCCAATCGATCCTGTGTCAGGCCCAACATAAAGAAACTTTGGAATAGGATTATTAAATCCTTTAAATCCTGTAAAACGATATCCTAGATTAGGAATATCCCAAAGTAAAGGTGCCCAACACACTCTTTTTACTGTGTCATCTTTGTCTACTACAACAAAATACTGTTTTACTTTTTCCAATTTCATCAAATTTCCTTATGGTGGACCTGCCGGGCACTGCCCCCGGGTCTTGGCCTCCTTCGTTTTGAAGGGATTACAACAATAACTCTTACTTATCTTCAATGTCTCACAGCAAACATACTGCTGATCATCGCTCTTACCAAAACTAAGTCACTTTCACATGTGACCACTATGGGTTCATCCAAATCTTCGTCATCTTCCCATGCCTCTTTTGGAAACTGTAAAAAATCGAAAATAGTTCTAAAGGTCACAGTCCTACCTTGTGTGTAGGCCAATTCTATCACATCCACTATAGAATTTACTATTTGTTGAGTTTTAAAATCCAAAGGAGTCATGATATCTTCTAATAAATTTGACGGACTCCCCAGGGCGTGTATAGAGCCTCCGCCTAGCCAAGTAGCTTCGCACTACCCCAAGCCGCTATGCAACTTTATCCCTGCAAGATGCAATATTTATAAGTAATTCTCCATTCTCAAAAATTATCAGTGTGCATCACAGGTGACTCCTTCAAGATCAACATAACTTCCTCTTTGGTAGTGTAGATTAGATGATGTTGTTCTAATATTGCTCTACGCTCGTGATCTGCCAAGGCCAGCCAGTCTTTGACCTCGTCATAACTGCCCCAGGCTTGATTGGGCATGTGTGCAGTTATCCATCCTGTCAGTTTTTTAAGAGCAGGAATGGTGTTACTAGGGTGGCTGGACCTCACGGCATCCATGAAGTTATTAGCCAGCACCGCAGTAAAGAAACTGCCTGGCTCAAATCCATTAATCAAATATTCATACATAGGGCCCATGTAGTCCAATTCGTCCACGCCCCATTCAGTGAAAGTCTCCCGCAGTCGTTGTTTACTATGATCAGACAGTTTCATTTTTACCCTACTTATCACTATTTTTAATAATTTCCATCAATTCTTTATTACGCAGGTCTTGTTCTTTTCGAGCTCGCTTGGCATTGAGATTTTTATCAATGGTGAAAAGATCGTAATCCCGTGCCCACATGATCCCTTGCATGAAATGATCAGCACCCTCAAGTGAGCCAGCAAATAGCTGAGCATCACGGGTGTAGATGGGCAGCGAGTCCTGATCCTTGGGCACCAGTGCCACATTTTCGCCAAAATTATCATAATGGTAAGGAGCCAATTTCATACCTAATCGATCAGCTCGCAGTTCCAGTTCTCGGATCTGTTTGATTACGTTCCAGCCTGCCATGTTAGTAAGTCTCTTTTACGATGTCGAACAGTTCCGGCGGCCACTTGGCTTTGAACTCCTCAGTTTTGACATAGTCATTGTAGTCCTTGGCATTGAAAAACACCTTGTGGAAGGCAGTTATAAATGTGCCTTTGGGGTTGATTGTGAGATACACTGATTTTGCTTTGCCTGCCATGATAGTTCCTAAGTTAAAACATTGTTGATAAAATCTAAAGCCATTTGCACCAATTCTGTAGTGATATTAAGTTTAGCAGCGATGTCTGACACTGTGAAATGCCTATCAGCTAATTCACGTACTGCTAAAATAATATCTCTGCGGATCATACTACATGACCGAGAACAGTATAGATCAGTTGATCCAGTTCTGTTTGGTAATCTTGATTGCCCACTCTGCGTTTCAGCCAGATTGCTTCTAGCAATTCTTTAGAATCAAATTGACCGCTACTGGAACTGCATCCAGTCCATTCTCCTCGATCCTCTAACTCTTCGATAAGATCCTCGGTGTCGAACTCTGACAAGTCAACTTCAACATCTGTAGTAATTGTTCTATATGTCATGTTTTTCTTCCTTGGTTAGTTTACACATTAAAATAAAGTGATCGTATGCTTTCTTCACTGCTGGATTAGAGTATAACACATTTGCTTCCTTTTGTAAAGCCCTTAGGCCTGCTTGAACGATATCGTGTGTGCTGACTCCATTCAATTGGTATAGTTCCTCACCAAACTCTTTGGCCAGTTTTCGCCATGCTCGGCGTTGTCCAGATGTAATTGGTGTCTTGCTTGGCTTCAGTTGACTAGCATTATACATGGCCGTACTCATGGCTTCTTCAGCCACCCGCCCGGCAGCAATCATTCCAGCATAGTCCGGATCGATGTTGTACCTACGACTCCGTCCACCTGGATAGCACATGATGATGTGAGTACCTTTTGGAAAACTATCCAAGTAATCACTATCGTATTCGGCTACAGGAACATACCGTCCTCCGACCTTTTCATAATACGTCTTCTTCATATCTGTTCAATCTTTACACCCGATGACACAAGGAACTTAACACCGCCAGTGTCCCGATAAGAATTACGGTATAGTACGTGCCCAATGCCGCTTTGATGTATAAGTTTGGCACATTCCATACATGGAGCATGGGTAACGAACATAGTAGCACCCAAGCCACTGTTAGTAGATTTTGCCAATTTGGCGATTGCATTAGATTCTGCATGTAGTACCTCTGGTTTGGTTTTAAGTACAGGGCCCTTTGTATCATATCCTACAATATTTTCGCAGTTGTTATCCCAACCTGCAGGCATGCCATTGTACCCGTAACTGATCACACAGTCGTCATTGACGATGACTGCACCCACTTGCAGTCTTTTAGCATGGCTAAGTTCAGCTGTGCGCTCAGCCCATGCCATGTAAAGATCTATGAATTTCTGTTTCATGTACTAATTATACATGAAAATTGGCCTTATGTCAAGGGCAATATTTCAACAGCACAGAAAGTCAGTGGTATGGTTATAACAGTCCAACTCAACAGGGTTTCTAAACTTGGAATGAGGGCTTTTAATATGTCAACTATTGCTTGGATGAATGCTTTGATGATGGAGATAACATAGTTCTGCACCCAAACTTTGATATCAACTAGCATTTGGCGGAAATTTAAATCAGGCTTTTGGGGGTTGAACCAAGGTGGTGTCCAATCAAATGGCCTCAGTTTCAGTATGGGTATTTCAAAATCACGTAAGATAGCCATTATCTCTTCGTATGTTAACAACAGTTTACCGTAGTAGTTTCTTGCAAATTCTAAGATCCATTCTTTGATCTGTTCTAGGGTAGGCGGGTTCAATATGAAATCCAGAATTTTTCCAAAAATTTGTTCTTTGATTGTCTTCCACAATGTGGCAAATATAGTCCTGCCTTGGTTAACAACTTCATCGTATATTTCCAGTGCTAGTTGTATGAGGCCAATTATCTTGCCAACCGTTTTAATAACTATATCCCATAGCGCATGTACGATGGCAGACATAATCTGCTCTATGATTTTTTGGGGACTTTCTACATTATCAAACCAAGGCCAACCGAGACCCAGAGATTTTAAAAGTGCTTCTAGTTCTGCTTTGGCATTGTCCCAAAGATATTGGATTCTTGCTTTTATTTTATCATAGAGACCGGGCTTGAACAAATCACCTATAGTTAGATCTAAAATTGGTAATCGATAGTCCAGCACCTCATCTATGAGGTCGCCCAAGAACTCCAGAATTGCCATTAGTACGTCCCATATAGGTTTGAATATGGCCCGCATGAGCTCGTCAAAAAGTCTAGATATAGCTGCTTTTATATCACTGACTGGATCGATGACACCAAACCCCTTACATTCAGCATTGACAATAGGTATGGCGATTCCGTCTATTCGATACTTGTCCTTGCCTGGAAATGAAGTCATGATGGTATCAGACAAGGTCTGCATGTTCAGAGCTTTCTTAAGATCGATTACGATTTCACCATCTATTGGTATATGTTTATACATTGCTTTCTATTCTGGCCATGTTCTTTGTGTATTCTTCTGCTGCGTCGAGTTTGGCTGGCACCATGGAATATACGTGTGTCATCTTGATATTTACCACACTGGCATCACCTAGTGCAAACCATGGAATTGCCCCCGCACCCTCTTCTGATACAGCAACCACCATGGGATTGGTCAATGTTACTGATTCGGCAGTTGAATCTAGTAGTCTAGCAATTAATTCATCTCCATTTAAAATCCTGAGACTCACGATAGATCCCGGAGTCATTGCTTTTGATTTTAACATTTTATTCCTTGGTTTCTTTTGGTATTTCGCATAATGCCTCTAACAACTTGTAGTGATCGTATGCTTTCTTCAGTGCTTCAAAGTGTTCTAATTTTTCTGGGTCTGGTACGAGTATGGCCAAACGCTTGCTCATTGCTTCCATAAACTCGCCAAGGTCTCGCTTGTTTATCGTAACCCGGCCTTCAAACTCAGCATCACCTTTAATTTGTACCGATGATTTTGTGGTACCAATATTACTCCAATTTGGGAGGCTGGTGGTGCCGATCGTGTAGGGAGAAGTTGTCCACATAGGGCTGGTGCTGTTGGTAGTGAGAACCGAGCCGCTTGCGCCAACGCTATAAGTTCCATTGACACCTGTGCTTGATCCAATACCTACATTATAATCAGGATATGGACCAATGATAGAAGAATTGTCTATGTTCCACTGATCTATATCCTTAATATCGCTCATTTCAAATACTCTTTCAATTCGTTGTATCCTCCTACATGTCCATCTTCGATAAAGATTTGCGGAACACTACGAGCATTGGGTACTGCTTCTAACAGTTCTTCTCGACTAAATCCATCACCGATCTTGCGTTCTTCAATTTCATAACCTTTAGATTTTAGCAATGCATGTGCTTGATCACAGTAAGGGCAGTGATACTTACTCCATAATACGGCTTTCATTTTTTATCTCCAATTTTGATAATACATGGGCTGTCGATTCTGTCGGATACTTTCTTGACACGCACACTCCAGTCCGCCAGTTGATAACTCAACCAATCTAAAAAACGCACACGGAGGCAACGATTCTTTTCTTCGATTCGTTCGAACTCCTTCATCACCTTACTGATTACTTTAAAATCTTCAGTTTCTCTTAATTTTTCATTTAACATTTTTGTTTCCTTTATAAGTCAGGTAATTCATCATAGCTGACGTTGTCACTCATCACACCAATAACATAGTTGGTGCTTTCAGTTTCCTGTAGAGCACTTTGCTTCTTGCCAATATTGACATGCTTGTTGAACCATGGAATAGGACTGCTACGTGGATGCTCTTCAGCATACTTGATACCAATGTCTTTTAGTCTGACGAATGCAGTATGATCCACAAAGTCTTTGAGAATAGCAGCATTGAGACCAATCACTGGACCTTTCTTGAACAAGTAGTCTGCCCAGGCCTTTTCTTCTTCTATGACCTCTATATACATAGCATATACTTCCTCACGGCATTCTTCAACTATTTCGGCAAAACGTTCATCATCTTTTACCACATTGTTGATCAACCAAGCGGTCCACTCTGCATGTAGTAATTCGTCCTGCAAGATTAGGCTGATGATATTGCCATTGCCAATGTAGATCTTGTTCTCTACCATGGCCAAACTGGTGGCAAATGACACCATAAAGCGGAATGCCTCCAGTGCATAACTGGCATTGAGTGCCAACCAGATGGCCTTAATATGACTACGATCACTGACTGATCCAGGATTTACTTCCTTGAAACAATTTAGTTCATGCAGCTTGTCATAGTGATTGCCAACACTAGCTGCCATGTCTACTATTTCAGATGTGTCATGTATGGTGTTGAATACGTCTTTTGGCACACCATAGACATTGCGGATGATATGACTGTAGCTCTTGCTGTGTATATTTGTCTCGAAGAAACTCCAGTTGCTTACCAGTGCTTCAAGTTCAGGCAAGCTGATCACAGGACTGAAGATCTGACTCGGAGCACGACCTTGGATACTGTCTAGTGCTGTCTGTCGTAGCAGGTTACTGGTGAAGATATGCTTGACGGCATCACTAGCATCCTTGTGATCTATTTTATCTTTGGTCAAACTGATCTCCTCTGGCACCCAAAAGAACCCACGGGCTAATTCTTCAAACTTGGCTATGCGTGGATACTTGACTTCTTCAAAACGCTGTACAGTTACAGGACCCTCTGGATCCAAAAACATCTTGCGTTTTAGATAGTTTGTTTGTTTTGATAAATTGTATTGTTCTTTTGACATAATATTTCCTATAATTTGCAGGCCTCGCAATTTTCTTCATCTTCACTATAAATCGTAACAGGTTCCGCTGCTATTAATCTATCACTTTGTGTGTTTAATATATTCTTACTACCTACTTTGTCGATAAGTGAGTAGTACATGGTCTTAAGACCCCACTTGTAGGCCAACATTAGGTTCTTGGCAATTAATGTGCCCGGAACCTTGCCATCTTTGAAATGACGTGGACTGTAGAATGTATTGGTACTTAGGCTTTGATCAATGTACACTGCTAATACTGCTGATGTCTTTAAGTATTCAACACAGTCAGTCTGTTCCCACATGAGTTGATAACGGTTCTTTAGTCGTCGATATTCTGGAACCACCTGTACAAAACTACCTGCTTTACTTTCTTTAACACTGATCAGTTCCATGGGCATTTCGATGCCATTAGTGCTGTTGAGAACAACACTGGAACTCTCTACAGGAGCCACAGCCATCAATGTAGCATTACGTATTCCATACTTCTTCATACGCTCACGTAGTGGTTCCCAATCCATGCTAGGTGTAAAGTCTGTTAGTTCGTTAACACCTTTGGCCCTACGCTCCCAGGGAAATACTCCCCGACCGTAATAGGTGTGTTCGCTACGCAGACATGGGCCACGCTCTTGGGCCAATTCCACACTGGTTTCGGTTAGGTAGTATGCTTGATGTTCCATCCAACGCTTGACTTCGGCCAGTGCTTCTGGAGTGCCATATTTAAAACTGCGACGAGCATGCCAATAAGCCAAGTTGGTGATGCCAACACCAAGAGGCTCAAAATCTGTATTAGCCAACTTGCTCTGTATGCTTAGGAAGTCTTGATAGTTTAGTAGATTACTAAGGCTACGCACTAGTACACGGCAAGCCTTTCGCATCTCTTGCGGGTTACGGAAGGCGCCCCAGTTTATGCTGCCAAGAGTGCAAAGAGCAATGCGCCCATCTGGATCTTCAATTCTCTGGAAAGGTCGCGTGGGTAGAAGTATTTCCTGGCATAGATTTGATTGGTAAATGGGATCAAGCGTTGTATCAAATGAACCCTGATTGATGACGTTGTCGATATTGACAAGATAAATGCGCCCCGTATCAGTACGCTCTTTAAGAATGCCATTTTTGAATATCTCATCTGCCGATATGCGTTTCTTTTTAATTGTCGGATGCTTTTCATAGTTGATATATAAAGTTTCAAATTCTTTGATGTCTCTGTAATAGGCCTCGTATAGGTCCGGAACATCATGCGGGTCAAATAATGTAACCATCTCTCCACGCTTGTAACGATTCCAGAACATGGCATTGACTACTACTGAGTAATCCATTTGACGCACACGAGTTTCATCTGTACCTTGATTGTTCTTCAATACAATAAGGTCTTCGAACTGATAATGCCAAATAGGGAATGTGACTGTGCAACTTGCATTGCGTATACCACCTTGACTACAACTACGCAGATCAGCAAACCATTTCTTCAGGAATGGTATCATACCCGTATGCTTGATCTCACCGTTGCGGATTGGAGCACCTACGGGTCTGATTCTGCCAATTTCAAGGCCAATTCCGGCTCGTTTTGACGCATATTTGGCCATCATTTCACCACTAGCGAAGATACTGTCCAAAGTATCATCACTGCTGATAAGTACACAGCTACTGAACTGCTTAGTAGTAGTACCAAGCCCAGCAAGCACAGGTGTAGCCAACGTGAAATGCCCTGCGCTGGCACATTCATAATATTCTTTAACATACTTGAGTCTAGCCTCCTTGGGTTCGTTGTGGAATGCTGTTGCTGCGGCAATAGCATATCGTACCTGAGGAGTCTCGAATATCTGTCCAGTGGCACGATTCTGTACTAGATACTTTTCACATAACTGCGCTATGGCAGCATAGGTGTAGGTTTCGTCTTTGTCATGATCAATAAAGAGATCAATAATATTCCATTCATCTTCCGTATACCATTCTAGTAGTTCTGTGGTATATATGCCCGAAGCTATATTTTTCTTTACAATGTCATAAAGTTTTGGAGGTTCATATTCGCCGTATACTTCCTTGCGTAGCATACTGACTCTTTGTCTACCTGCCACATATTGATAATTGACATTGTTTATTTCTGGATTTTCGGTTTCGTCTATCAAATCTACCATGGCCTTGAGCAGTAGCTCATCTATGGTTTTAGTGCTCATTCCATCATGTAATTCTATCTGTGCTTTAATTTCTACCATGCTAGGGCTGACATTATCAATGCCCTTGCATGCGTGAGCAACTTGCCTCTGTATTTTACTGATATCGAGAGGAACACCCTCTCCATTACGCTTGATCACTGTGATCATAATTTGTTGCCTTCTTAAATGTGTTGAGGAAGATATTTACCGACTAAGTCCAAGTTCAATAAGATTTTCTAGGTAAAACGAATCGGGTATATTTTCGGCGCCAACAGGACCGGAATCATCAAAATTTAACACCCATTGCTCATCAACACATACTACATTATAGTAGCACTTTTTTTGATCATTTACAAGTGTTTTTATTTCTATTTTTGAATCTTGGAATTTTTTTGTATACTTTAATGTCCAAGCCATCATTAATGCCTTGGTAAAATCATCATATTTGTTATCAACGATGATCTCCCAGGGTGTTGGCCAGTCTTTTTGATTGTATGGATCTATGTTTCTATTATACGGAAGGAACGGAGCATTCTTCCAAAACTCACATAGCTGGTTCAAAGGGTCATCCGTGTTATCAAGAGTCTCTCTATGAGAAACCCAGGCTGACAATCGCTCATCAACTGCTTGCAAAAACACCGTTACACCATCAAATCTAAACTGTACTCTAACTGAGTAGTCGCTGTTGTGGACTCGTTGGTACAAGTCACTGTTATAAAATTATTTGATTCAGCTTGATCAAGTCCTGTAGAAAATAACAGTTTCAGTGAGGAATTCTCGACCAATTCTGAATAGTTGTAATAGTCACTTACTGAAGCATATCCATCAGCACTGATATTCAATGTTAATCTACCTTTGCGGCTCATATCAACATTGCTCAATTGATAGTCGATATATCCTGCTTGGTCAGCGCCTGTTAATGGAATTCTAACCACTCGCTGATTGGCCAGATTGGTTTCAATAGTTTTAGAATAAACAGTTGAATTATTGATTCTAGAACCGCCTGTGCCCATGATCAATGGATTGTAATAATCTGTACCGTCAAGTGTATCTTTGGTAACTTTTCTATTAAAGAAATCATTCACTGAAGTATTGCCAGGAGCATTAAATGACAATACAGGCATAGCCGGACCGTCTAAATTGTCATCGGGTGTTGCGTTACCGTTGCCTACATAGTGATAGGCATTATCAGAGCTGATCAGATTAGTATTGAATGCACTACCATCTATAGCAATGGCCTCATTGATGATGAATCTAAATTTATTGTTATGAACTGTGGTATTGACAGGCGGGCTAAAAGCTGGATTAGGAGAATCTACAAACAGACCTTGTTGTAAATTATTAAAAATATTACTTTCAATAATAGAACCTGTTACCTTTCCGGACAAATAGATACCAAGACTGACATTCTCAATAGAACATTCGGTAATTGATACGTTCCTACAAACAAAATTACTTTCGTCAGTTCCAAGATTGCCTCGTATGACAATAGCAGTCCCTGTGCTGACCAATGTTGGATTAGACAGATCAGCATTCATGGTAGTAAATCCTACATTATGTATTCTAACATTACGAGCATTGTCCAATGATACTAAAGGATCTGTGTTGGTGTTGCCATCATTGTAACTAATGGTCATATCACTGATTGATATTTCTCCTGCTCCGTCGTTATCTAATGACATGGTATCATAATAACTAACACCGTAAGCATCCACAGTCCTGAACATAGAATTACTTGGTGCGTTTAGTATAAGTGTTGTTAGACCTTTACCTTCACCTACTAATATGGTTTTAGGAGGGAGATCAATCATGGAATTGGTTATCATGTAATTGCCAGCGGGTATCTTCAGTGCCCTGCGAGCATCGGTTGGATTCACTGGATTATTGAACAGCGTTTGGATGGCTGTGTCTAATTCAATTGTTATATCTGTAGGAACTATATTGGTAGTGGTACTCGGAGACCCACTCATGAAATCGTAGATGCTCACAGTCTCATCCAGTTTGTCCTGGAGCAATCTTACCTTAGAAAAATCTCTAATGTAATTGGTATTGGTAAATGCTCTATATCTATAAAGAGTAGTTTGTGTTTGTGTAGTAGAATGATTTAGACTATCCAATATACCTGGTAAGTCGACTTCTGTTAGAATTCGAGTATTATCATTATTGACAGCACCCTCGGTTATTCTTTTACCGATATATAGATGCTGTGTGTCTTCTGCCCACCCAAGTTCGCCTGGTTCAAGACGTGGAACACCTGTTGTATTTTCTTGTCCTCGTCGGACCTGTATTCTTGCTATCTCTATAATGGCCATGGAAATATCCTCTTTATAGGATATTTATCATGAAAGGACTACTTGTTTAAGGTATAGTACTCTTCCACTTTGGTAAGCCAGGCATCTTGCCACTTGTTAAAGTCTTTGGGTTCTAGTGTAAACTGCTGATATTGTAGATCTCTACTACACATAAAGATAACACCTTTACGAATGTCGGTGCCATAAACTTCATTATGTGCTAATATATATGCCATCAGTTGTATGTAGTAGTCATCGACCCATTCTGCCTTCTTGGGTTTGTTAGTCTGTTTGTGATCGCAAACTGCCGGCTCATCTTCGTGTATACCAATCAAGTCAGTAGTACCACT